CGATGATGATATAACCAACTACTGCCCAGTGCAACGCAAGGGCGAGGGCGAACCCATTGTCACCCAGTGGGATATGCGGACCGCAGAGCGTGTCGGTTTGTTAAAAATTGACATGTTAGGGTTAAAGAACCTGGGAATTATAGAAAACACCATCGAAAGAGTCAGGATTAATCATGGCGTTGAAATTGGTGATCCTTATGAACTAGTGGAGAATCCTGACCCAGCGGTTTTTGATTACTTATCCAAAGGTAACACGGCTCAAGTGTTTCAGATGGGTTCAGATGGTTTAACGACCCTCGTTAAGTCAATGGGAATTGATTCAGTGAAAGATATTATGGCTGCTCTAGCTTTATATCGACCTGGGCCTATGGGCTCTGGTTTCCATATCGCATATGCCAAAAGGAAACATCGCCGCCAAAAACCCACGCCCCTTCACCCACTATTGGAAGAAGTTTTGAAACCAACCTATGGTATTCTTCTTTACCAGGAACAAGTTATGGCCATCGCTAAAGACATTGCAGGCTTTGACCCTACAGCAGCAAATAAGTTCTTAAAGAGCATCGGCAAAAAAGACCGTGAAGCTATGGCAGCTACTAAGGAATCTTTTGTGCAGGGTTGTGTGGATAACTCTGGCATCTCAGCTAAAGAGGCCGAGGATTTATTCGCTGCAATTGAGCCCCACGCAGACTATTCTTTCTCCGCAGCTCACGCCTCCGTGTATGCCTATATTAGTTATGTTACGGCCTATTTAAAGTACTATTACCCTGCAGAGTATTGTTCAGCCTGTTTAACATCCGTCATGTTGAGCGACGAGAAAACTTTCCGTCCCGTATTAAATGACGTTAGAGAAAAGATAGGTATTGATGTTCTTCCACCATCGGTGAATAAGTCTCGGTTCGATTTTAATGCTGTGGGACAAGACGTTGTTTTTTCCATTTCAGGCCTTAAGGGTGTTGGCAATGCAAAGTCATCGAACTTTGTTTTGCATCGTGATGAAAACCAATCACAATACTCAAACATATTTAACTTCTTAAGAGAGTCTAACTACAATGTATTAGACAAGACTTTTATTGAAGCGCTAATATACAGTGGGGCGCTAGATGAGTTGGTGTCTGGAGATTTAGTTAATGAAAACGAGGTAGATATTGAGTCTCACCTCAAATTATTAATCAATGAGATTGATGTACTTGGGCTTTCTGTTACGGACAATCCGTTTGAGATTTACTATGAGGCTACGCAATCCGAAAGCAATGTTTTTCCAGTCTCCGAAATAAACAATCATGAATCAACTTACGGTGTTCGCTATTGTGGAATTGTGAAAGACGCAGAGATTAAAATTTCTAGAGCAGGACGTCGCTTTGCTAAATATAGGGTCGATGATGGAACGGATGTTTTTGAAAGTCTTATTTTGGGTAAGGCGGTAGATAACGTTGAAGGCAATATGGGTAAAACTCTTGAAGAGGTTTTGATCCCCGGCAGCTTTATCGTATTCACCGGAAACTTGAACGATAGGGAAGATGAAGAAAACAGTATCTACATCAGTAACATCTACGAGATGCATACCCCTGAATCGATTGGGGATCAACTAAATTCTTTTACAATTCGGGTTGATAACCGAATGGATCTTGATAAGGTGAATAACATACTCACTCAATACCCTGGGACTAAAAAAGTTTTTGTTGAATACAAGCACCCTGACGCGAAGCTTGTGATTAGAGAGAAGAGTGAGTATAATACTAACGATCAAGGTGTAAAAAACCTAGAACAAATGATTGGAATAGATTGATGGCTGCAAAAGGTTCATATGAAAACCCAGCTTATAAATCATGCTGGGAAACTTGTCAAGCGTGCTTTAGGTGCGCTGCCAAAGGCGACTATATGAGTAACTATAATGGTTGCTCGGGTTGCTCAGGGAGATTTGATCTTCACGGTGTTACCGATCCTCACGAAGACGATCGCTGCCGCTGTAGAGAAGGCGTTTTACAATTTGTTAAATCAAGTGGTGAGATGCGCCAAGTAAGATACAAGAGCGATCCGTTTAGCGGTTCGGTTCACACCAACACTAAAACTGAAGATGAAAGAGATTGGGAATCTTATGTTAATAATCTTAGGGAACGATTCCAAGACGAAACGTATAACCCAATTCAGGTAGAGGTTGAAAAGTAATGGTGGGGCAACATCTTCTCACCCTAGAGGATGTTGAGCTTCCACTTGCGACATCTATCTATCGTCATCCGGGCTCAGGTGAATTTAAAGTCTGGATTAGGGTTAATAGGGGTATAGTAGAAATACATACCCTGGAAAGTTTAGATGGACTAATCGATATCTTACAAAGCACCCGAGAAGAAATAAATCAACTATCCAAGGATGAAACATGATTAATTACCCAGATAATTTTCAGGTAGAAGACGCTTTTACCGTAGACGAAAACGGTTGGATTAATTTACCAGGCAACCAGGGCCGGGTATCTCCAGACGGTACTGTCTATGATCAGAATGGGGAGCCAATGTATTCCCTATACGAGGACAGTGAAGCGCCTCTCAGCGTCTATTTGGATGATGATGAGGAATATGAATGGATGTAAAAGAGATTAATGGAAAAAAGATTAGGGTAGACAATAGAGTTTATACAGTTAAGTTAAAGAAAAAAATAAAGGGTGGGCACTACCTGGGCCGCACCCAACACGACAAACTGCGGATCACAATCTGTATTAAACAAGAGAAAAAAGATATTATCGATACTCTACTGCATGAAATTCTTCACTGTATATGGTATACTCAAGGTATTATAAATGTTGTTGATTCAGAAAACATTGAAGAGTTTATTGTAAACTCAACTACAGTAAATTTAATAACCATTTTCCAAGATCACCCCTGGCTCTTGGATCTACTTAAGGAAGCTTAAGAAAGGATGCACTATGTAATTGAAGCCTAGTATTAAACTTCCTAATGAAATTTCACCACTAGAAACTTTAGCTCTCCAGCCCCTTAGTTACTCTCGGCTCAATGCTTTTGACTGGTGTCAAGCGCAGTACTTCTACAACTATATAATGAAGTACCCACAGGAGTTTAGCCCCAAGGCTCTCCTGGGCAATGTAATTCACAAAGCGCTTGAGATAACCCTAAGGGACGGAAAAAGTGTTGATCGGGCCGAGCTTTTAGATAACTATAGAGCCGCCCGAGAAGAGTATGACCCTGATAATGAGGTTATATCAGATGAACTGTTTGAGGAAGGCTATCCCATGCTGGACGACTTCCTTGCTAGACAAGGCACAGCTAAGGTAAGGGTTACTGACTCCGAACTAGAATTTCAATTTGTTTTCCACGGGGCTTTGTTCCGTGGTTTTATTGATTATGTGTTTGTGAAAGATGATCATGTGATCATTCGAGATTATAAGAGTGGCAGTTGGGAAGTTTCGGATAAAAATGTCCCCACCGATCTGCAACTGGGTATCTATGCTCTCTATATGAAATACCTTTATCCTGATAAAACAATAACGGCGGGTCTTCACTACCTAAGAAGTAACAAAATTAAAGAGCATACCTTTAGTGATCAAGATTTTATTGAGGTAGAAGAAAGGTTAATTAGAGCTGTTGATGGCTTAAGAAACCATAAGAACTATCTTCCACTACCAAAGAATTTAGCTTGGAAGTGTCGCATGTGTAGCTACCAAAAGGACGGCACATGTAGGGCAGGCAAGTTTAACGTAGAACAATCTGATCGTAAAAAGAATAAATTAATTGGCGATACTAGTTATCTCTGAGGTCGTTTATGTCAGATGAACTCAGATCTATAGACGAACAGATATATGATTTCTTATCCACCTCTCAACTTACCTACAAAGAAATAGGTGAACGTGTAGGGTGCGCGGCTTCCACGGTTAGTTCTAAAGCTAGAAAGATGGTTAAGGATTATAACCTTAACCCTAGTGTCCTTAGGACGTCTCAAAAGACCAGGTATTACGGTCGATACTGCCATAACTTAGCATGCCACGAGCTTATTTATTTAAACACTGTAGAGATCAAAAAGAATCAGCCTGGATTTTGCTCAGAACAGTGTGCGAGCGTAAATCAGTTTAAGTTTCCTTCCGAGCAACAAGTTCGGAATAACTATAAAAAATATGGGTTTGAAAAGACAGCTAAAAATTTAAGGGTTAGTTATGGTTTCTTAGCTAGACTTTTTGAGCATTATAACATTACGCCGGAAGAGTTCCCAGAAAACGTACTGGTAACCCCAGCTAATGTGGCTCAGCGTCAGACTCAAAGGATAAAACAGCGCAGATCCTACGGTAGCTCTAGGGCGGGGCATCGGAAGCATCTGGGGTTCACCGTAAGGAGTAGTTGGGAAAATAACTTTTGCTTGTATCTAAATTATAAAAATATAGAATATGATTATGAGCCAAAGGTATTTTATTTCCCAGAGAGAACGGGTGCTAGCTCATACGTACCAGACTATAGGCTAAATTTAGATGGGAAAGAAGTGTGGGTAGAGGTGAAGGGTCGTATTGACTCAAAAGATCGTACTAAGATGCGTAGATTAAAGGAACATTACCCTGAAGTCTTTAATAAGATGACGTATATAGCAGAGAAGCCTGGTTGTAAGGCAGATTTATCTTATAAAAAACTTGGACTTGAACCTTTTATGTATTATAATGATCTTGTTAAAGAATTTAGTAGTAAATTAAAGCACTGGGAAAGTTAAAATGAGTGAAAGGTCTCTAATAGCAGAAGAAACGAGAGAAGAAAAAGACAAAAAGAAAAAAGATCATGCGTCTATCTCTCGTAAATATTACTCTATCCCAGAAGAAGCTCTACAGCGAATTATTAAAAAGGCTAAGGCTGGTAATCCAAAAGCCCAACAAGAACTACTTGAAGTTTTTGATAACTTCTTAAAGAAGTATGTGACACTATTACTACATCGTAAATGTGATTTGCGCGATTATGATATTAGAAGATTTGTAGCCCTTTTTGCTCGTGGCGGGTACAGTAAAAGAATTCAAAGGAACCAAATTGATGAAGCTACTTACAAAGAAGTTAATGAAGTACTACGTGGCCTTCACTACATGGTCGTTAGATATGGAGAAAAAGGTGACGTCGA